GCTTCACGGGCTGGCCGCCGACTAAAGCGGTCGCCTGATTCGCGCTGACCTGTCCAGAGATGGTTTGGGACTGGGCGATGCTAAGATCGAGGTCGCCCTGGACTGGCGTGGGCTCGGTCTGGTTGATGTTGATATTTGCCATGGTGATGTTGCCTCCTCGTTCTTAGATTATGACTTCGGCCCGCCGTATCGCTTCTGACCTTCAGCGACACGCTCGGCGGAAGTCCTGATGCCTGGTTCCCGAAATTCTCCTTCGCCGCGCTGACGAGCGTTGCGAATGGACTCGAAGTGCTCTGCGTTTTTACGCGCAGTCTCCGCTTTGCACGAGAGGCAGTTCTCCACGGGTTTATCCTTGTGTTTATCGGATTCGTGGTCCTCCTCGTTCTTACGGTTCTCCATGTCCTCTTTGTCCTTTTTCTTCTTCGCCTCGTCCTCGGCGTTTTTGCGATCTTTCTCCTTCTTCTCTTCTTCGTCCTCGGCATTACACATGGGGCAGTTGTCCATCTCTTTGTCGTCGTGCTTGCCATCCTTGTGCGCCTTTTCCATGGCATCCGAGTCCGCATTTTTCAAGGCGGCCAACGCCAGATCCTTGGCTTCTTTGACGGTCATTTGCTTGCCGCCCACCTCGATGATGGAGTCATCGGTGGCCTTGGCGTTCTTCAGCTCTTCCTGCCGTTTGAGCTCGGCGTTCGCCAGCTCGATGACCTTCTCCATCGGCGTTTCGGCGCCGCCTAAGTCCGTCATCGCATTGACCAGCTCCATCTCGCGCGGTTCATTGGCTTTATCTTTTTGCCAGAACTTCAGTTTCATATGGCCTCCTTGGTTGATGATCAACCTGGCCCCTTCGTACCGCGGGTTATCGACTATGGCCAGGTGTGTGTACTCCCCATCCAAAACCTCGCGGTCGTAGGGGATATTGTTGTGAACGCCTCCGGGACCCCATCGGGTCACGTCATAGGCGCACGAAAGAGAATAACCGCTTTTGCAGTTCTGGATCGTCTCGTCGTCCCACACGAGCGCGTCCACCCAGAACCATCCGTCCGATGCATCGAAACGAGGATTCCCGGCAATGATGCCATCCGCGCGACCCGACGAAAAGTCGTCGCCGGATACTTCTTTATGCTGACGGTTGAAGATGGGGGTTCCGACAATGGACGGGAGCATGCGATCCAGCGTTTCTTTTTTGACGAGCACCATGCCTACGTCGGCATAGTTCACAAGGCCAGGCTCAATGAATCGAAGCGGGACAACACGTCCCGCTTGACCTCGAGAGTTCTTTCTGGGTCTGGCAGGTTCTCCCATGACGACCTTGATGTACTCCATCAGGTCATCATCCTCGCCGCCGTTCTCGAGGCCGGGGAGCTTGTCCGTCAGGTATTTGATCTGATCCTCGTACTGCTTGATGCGTTCGAGGTTGTCCTTTGTCTGGCGTCCCTCTTTGAGTTTGTCGATCTGTGCCTTGGCGGTTTCGATGGCGCGTTTGACTTTGGAGATTGTGTCGTCGGAGTTGAGGAGAGAATGTCGCTTGGTCATTTAGGCGAGCTCGCGCACTTGGAAATCACTGATCGTCATGCCGTATTCGCTCTCGGCCAGCTTCCGGCCATTGGCCTCAGCTTCGGCCAGAGACTTCTCGGTGCGCTCCCAAGCGATGCTCTGGGAACCTACTTTGAACGTGACTGAAAAGGTTTTCCGGTTTCCGTCTTCGTTCTCGCTACCCCACCGTTTTGAACCTTCCGCGATGCGCTCTTCACGATCGATCATGATTCCTCCGATTCGCGGCGACTATAGAAAACTTTTGAGCAAAACACAATCATACGGCAGATTTTACTGATGGGCCTTCCGGCTTGGCCTCGGTCCAATTGATCCCGCGCACGCGCTGGTGATTACGGATCGCCTCCTGCACGCGCTCGGTGAATGTGGCTTTGTGCTTTTTCATCTGCTGGCGTTTCAAATAGCGTCTATTCGATTCGAACTTCATTGAGGCTGGACCTGCTGCTGGCGATCAGAAACGGGTTGTGGGGCCTGGTACGAGCGCGTCGTTACGTCCAGCATGCTTGATTTATTTTCTTCGGCGTTTTTGCGTCCCACCGCATTGCCGAACATGGCGCCCAGCAATAACGCCAAGGCCGACAGCACCAGACTGAACGGAATTAAAAGGCCACCTTTTTTGTTCATGCGGTCACCATCACTCTCTCCAGTATTGGAATGTCCACGCACCGACAGTTAAAGTCTTCGCCAGGGTTGGCACGACGTCCGTTGGCCGTATCCACCACAGGCGGATCCGAATAGGCAAACACACGACCATCCAGCACACGGTGGTTATTTGCACGTGCAATCCCTGCTGTGCCAGGCGAAGGGCGAACCTTTTCATCATGGCTTGTGCTCCATCGATAATGCGTCACGCCAGCCTCGCTGAATCGTTCCTTGCGGTACTTCGACATGAAGAGCGCGGTTTCCTGGCGGGCGAGGAATTTGGCTTTGTTCTGAGTGGTTCCGTATTTGCTCTTCAGCGAGGTGACGAGGCGGTCGAATCGATATCCCTCCTGCGCGTTCGCTTCTACAGCGCCGCGCAGGTCGGTGATCATAGCCCGCGAGAAGTCTTTGACGTAGAGCTTGAGGTTTTTGGAGTAATCGTCGGCGAGGCGAGACACGGCCTCTTCTGAAAGCTCAGGTTTAATCTGGATGGCGGAAGCGACCGTTTTGAAATCGGACTGTATTTCACGCAAGGTATGTTTAGCACGAATCTCTTTTTTGTCAAGAGTGGCATCGAGCCCCGTTTGGATTTCATCCAGCCGGCGCAGGAGTGCATCGTGGGTTCCGCGCGCGGTCGCCTGGTATGCGGCCGCCTCGTTTTTTACCCAGCCCGGCACCTGCGCGGGATCCAAGCGATAGACCTTCTGGTGCTTATCGAACGTGGCGCCGATCGCACGAAGATTGAGGCTGATACCGGATGAGAACTGACCCGAAAAGACGCCAGCTTCATACTGCACACGCCCGTTGCGAAGCGCCGACTGCAGAGGGTTTTCGGCAGCGTTCATCATGCCATGGGCGGAGTCCGACATCTGCTCGTTGGCCTTGGTGATGATCTCTACCAGCGGAGCGAAGAGGATCGCCCGGAACATCTCGGTCAATTGCCCTTCGATGGGGGTATAGTAACGCTGCTTCAATCGTTGGGCCGGAAGCGATTTCATTGAACGAGTGTGGGTGGATTTGGAATGGAGATACCGCCATTCGTCTTTGGCTGAATCACGGGCGGCACGTAATCGCAGACGGCACCCATCGCCATCGAGAGCACCTTCAAGGCAAACAGCTTCTGCTGGATGGGGCCTTGAATCGCGACCTCTTGTTTTTCGGTATCGAACACGATATTGAATACGACCTTCTTCGGGAGTCCTGCGCGTTGCGGCGGAATTGGGTCAGTCATCTTTTTTGCCTTTCTCGTTGCCTTCGTCATCGTCCTCTTCGCCAGCACCCATCTGGTGCAGCGGGTTTTCAAAGAGCTCGCCCGTCTTGGCGGCGGATGGCTCTATCGGGATCAGCCCTTCCGAATGACAGAGCTCGGCGAACTCCTGCGGTTCCATCAAGCCCTGTCCGAACATGCTGGCGTAGCGATTGTACTTCGAGGTCTTGACCTGTTCTTCTTCCACCTCGCCCAAGATGCGAAGGGGTTTGTAATCGAAATCGATATCGAAGACGTCCCCGAACTGCTGCATGCAGAGAAGCTCCAGGACCGTTTTGATCATCGGGCGCATCGGTTGCCGGACTTCAGACTCGACGAGAGCGTTGTAGTTTTCTATATCGTCCTCTCCCGAGTTGAATCCGGCCGCCGATATGCCAAATAGCTTTGTCATGGGCATCCGCAGGGCGGACGCGATATATTTCATGTTCTGCGAATGCACCTCAGCCAGGCCAGCGAAGGTCAGCTGTTTCTGTTGGTATTCATCGTTTTTATCCAACACCAAAGCGTTCGAATAGCTCTTGATCTGGTTCATGAGCTGCACACGCGCGCGGGTCATTTGCGTGCCTTGGGCAGAGGCGAGCTGGCTGGTGAAGTTCTCGAACATGTAGACATCCACCTTAGCCTCTTTCAAAAGCTCATAGATGACGTCTTTGGTTCTCAGGTAAATATTGAAATCGGGAACCATGCGCTCGAACTCCGACATTCCCCAGCCCTGCAGAACGAACTTGACCAGATACGGCGCCGCTTTCCCGGCCATGGTCAGCACGCGCGTGTGGTGGATCCTCTGCCCGTAGAACAGATAGTAATCGCTGAATCGGTTGGTGGATGAAACCTCCCAGCGGCTGGCGGCATAGAACTCAAGCTTCGCGCCTTTCTTGATACTCCGCGGATTGAACGGTTGAGTGGGATCTTGGTCGGTATTGATGACCAAGGCCCCGCCGCCATAGAGGCGCGTCCAGATCTCTGCCTCACTCATTTCGCTGATCACGTTCCCGTGCTCGATCCTGTCGTCCAAGGCTTTCAGATCATCGGGGTCCATCTCATTCGATTTCAAAAGTAGCCCGCCTCGCAAGGCATCGAGGACGGGCATATCGATCGCCGTCTGTAAAAGCCCGTGCGTCTTGTACATATACGTCAGCTCAGTCCAATTGATCGTGAGCGGGGCATAGACGGAATATTGGGCGATGTTGTTGAAGGACCCCAACGGATTATTGGTCTGGAATCCGGCACCCAGACCTGCCGCCAAGGACATCATCGAGTTGTGCAATCGTGTCTGTTTGGCGTCCTGCTGATTTAAGAGCTCTGCGTTGGTGGCGCGAAGAAGGGTTAAACGTCTTTCGAGATTGGCGATCGATCCATTGCCATTGCGACCGCTCACGATACGAAGCTCCAGAGCCCGCTCTTACTGTCCATGGCGATCAGGATCATATCGGCAAGGTCATCGTGCTTCGGGTAATTCGTGGTGAGCTGATAAACGATCTGGTCTTTGAGCTTGGGATCGATGTGTTTGTTGAGGCGCACTTTGTGGTTTTCAAAGAAGTGGGATTTGTTCTCGCGGTTCGATATCTTGTCCTTGACGTGGTCGATCTCCTTGACGGGAAGGTTCGTGCGCCGTCGAACCTCTTCCGTGAAATCCTTGAATCCCGCGATGCTCTCGATGCGACACTCGTTGATCGTTCTGTCTTTGGGCTGTTCTTTCGCGATATCTTGCAAGAGCTTAATTCGTTTGTCAAGTGACAGATGTTCGTTGTAGACGGAGGTGATCAACCAGAGGTCAGCGTCCTCCGCCTGGGCATCCGGGCGCCGGCATCGGTAGATCACGCCCATGGCCGTAAAGTCGTCCTGGACCTTTTCGCCGATCGATGGATCGCAGGAAAG